CATATAAATCATTAAGAGCTTTATGAGCAGCAAATGATCCTACACCAGTTACTTTAAGATGTAACTTATGAAAACTTGTAGAAGCATTCATTAATTCTGATACACATGCTGCTGTCATTGTATCTATAGATACTCCTGCGGGTACACTTGAATATGATACAGTTGATTCAGTATTTCTTTTTAATAGTCTAGGTTTTTCCATTTTTAGTTATTTTTTTCTGCATTAGCACTTCCTCTAGCAAATTGATTATTTGACTCTATATCTCCTGCTAATATACTTACTGCTTCATCAATTATTAATTCTATTATATCATCTTTAAATTCACATTGTACATTTGTTAAAGATACTACACCTGTGTAAGGATCAATACAATCTTGTATTTGAATTTTAATTGGTTGTCTATAATATATTAAATCTGCACTTTCTATATTAAATTGATTATTAGTATATATATGTACATCATTACCAATTAAAGTAGCAAAAGTTTCTGCCCATTCAAAACTAGGTTGTTTTAGTTTATCATTTAATAATTGTTGTAGATTTGCTTCTTCAGCAAAATAAACTGTCATTCTTCTTTTTTCACAACAATCTTGATTTGCAAATACATCTGTTCTTTTCCATTGTAAATAATCTTCTGGAAGTTCTGCAAAATAATAATAGTCTTTAGGATATAAAGATAAATCATACTTTTTCATTAATACTTGTAGATCATCTTTTCTTCTTGTAGAACCTTCATCTCCTTCTTTATATTGATTACCTCCATGTAATTGTCTTCTAGTCCACTCTACTTGTGCTTTATTAAAAGACTCAACAATTTGCCAGCACTCTATATTATCATAGTCATTGCTGTCAAGCTTATTAAGCCTTTGCTTCATTTTTATAGTAATAGTGCTATTTAACATTTCTTATTTCTTTTTACTTTTTACAACACCACCTTTTTTCTTAGGAGTTATTGGATTATTACGCATATACTCATTTAAGGCATCCGTTTTAAACTTATTAGTCATTTTTGTTCTAGCTTCTTCCTTCCTTTTGGCTTCTATTTCCTTACTACGTATTCTCATGTTTTCATACTGTTGCTTTGCAAGCATTTGCTTATCATAATCTCGAGCAGGATCAGTAGAAGTTGCATTTACTTGAATACCATTTTGAGCTTTTTTTAAAGAAGACTTAACAGTCTTTTCTCTAGCTTCATACATTTTTCTAAAAGATGTAAGTGGATTTTCTTTATTAGTCTTTTTCATAATTATTTATTTTTAGCCATTTTTTTAAAAGTTATTGCAAGAGCTTTTCTCTTAGGTGTACAAGTAGGTTTAGACATAGGAGTACAGTAACCTTTATGTTTAGGGTTAACTGCTTTTTGTATCCATTTCTTATCCTTCTTTTCAGCCATTATTTTTTCTTTTTAGCACCAACAATTTTATCAGCAAAAGTTGCTTTATTATATGGAGGAGCTAATGCTGCAAACTTAGTTGCTTTAGTTGCACCACCTGTTTTCATTTTAACAGCACCACCTTTTTTTGCTAAAAGAGGTTTATATACTGGAGCACCTGGACCTTTCATTGGAATTTTACTATCAATAATTCTTGTTTTCTTTAAAGGTTTTTTAACAGTGCCACCTTTTTGTCCAAAACCATATTGACCAGAAGTACCCATATTTTCTTGAGGTATGCCATACATACCACCAGTACTTTTTTTAATTATTCTTTTAGTAGTAGTTCCTCCTACTGCCATTTTTTTCATAGAACCTCCACAGCTCATACATTTTGTTTTCATAATATATATATATAGTTTAAATTAACAATTCCATTTTCTTAAAGCAAGAGTTTTTCTTGTTGGTTCTCCATTTGGTTTTTTTGCAGGACCAGGCATTCCTGACATTCTAGCACAAAAACTCTTTCTTCTTTTTGCTGCTTTGCCATTTGGATCTAACTTAGATGGCTTAGTAGTGACTGCCATCTTAAGTTTAGATCCCGGATTAGCTGCTCTATAACTGGCTACTCCCTTTGCATTTAAACCTCCGGTTTTATTTTTTCCCTCAGACCTTGTCCAAGCTGCTGTCTTTGCCATAACTATGCTTTTGTAACTTTTCTTCCCATACCTACTCTTGACTTTTCAGCTTTCTTAACAGCTAGTTTAGAAGGAGTTAGTTCATACTTTGTTTTAGGAGTATCTTTTGATACTTTTTTTGTAGGCCGGCAGTATTCATTAGAACCACCGGCACCACAAGCTTTACCTGATTTTGTATCTTGCCATTTCTCTGCTTGCCATCTTTTAAGGTTTGAACCTGCTTTAGTTTTTCTAACTACACCAGAACCTTTCCTACATTTAGCAATTGCTTGAGAAGCCCTTGCAGAAGGAAACACAGCATACTGTGCTTTTATTTTAGAATAACATGCATCTTTAGGCATTATTAATTATTTTATTTTTTAACACCACCTTTTTGCATAACAGATCTTGATCTACTACCTTTTAAACTTTTTCCTCCATAAGGATTAGATTTTTGATCTTTAGCAAATTTTACATAATCACCTTTATTATTACCAGTACCTGGGGCATCTGTAGTTCCATACTTATAAGTCATCATACCTTTACCTTTAGCTACTTTTCTAGCAGCTGCTTTTTCTGTAATAGGAAAACCACCTTTTTGCATTTTCTCAACTTTTCCTCCATTTGTATCATATCCATTCTTTAATCTAAAAGTTTTCATATCACTTGAAGAAGCAGGAACTACTTTTTTAGGAACGGGTTTTTTAACAACTGGTTTTTTAACAACTGGTTTTACTGTACCACCATTTTGAAAAACTGACTTAATGCCTTTTTTTACTTTACTATACATTGTATCTTTACCAAAATAATTTGGATATCTTTTTTCTAAAAAGTCATCAGTTCCTTTTGCAGCTTTATATTCTGGAGATGATTTTACAACTGTTTTAGCAACTGTTTTAGCACCTTTTACAGCTTTTTTTATACTTTTATTAGTATCATCATATGCTGTACCTTTACCAAAATAATTTGGATATCTTTTTGCAAAAGCTTCATCCATAGTTTTTGGTGGAGTTTTAGATCCACCTTTTTGCATTGTTTTAATTGTTTTTGTAGTTTTCATTTTTTATATTTTTAGTTTAAGAGTTCCAATATTTCTCAACAGCAATATTTAAATCTTTTAAAATATCCTCATTTAAAGGATTTTTTAAATATTCACCAACATCTGCTACATTTCTTCCTAGTAATGAATCAGACTTAGTATGATAAATATAACCATCTGCCTTATTTATAATATACTTAAAAAAAACGGAATCTCTTACAATTGATTTGATTTTTAATGATTCCATATCTAAATTAGCAGTTTCAACAAAAGATTTAGCTGCACGTTCTTTATTACCTTCTCCACCTAAACCATTGATATAGTTATCCATGTTTTCATAAATAACATCATTAGGTGTTGACTTTTTATATTGTGTACTATTTATATCTACAGCTTTTGCAATGTAGAATAACTTAGTACTGTTTTTATCAAATAATTTCTGAAGTTCAGAAAGAGCTTTATTACGCAACTTCTTATATTCAGTTCTAGCCATTACTGTTTCTTCTGTTTTATCTAAGTAAAACTTAGGAGCAACTGGTCTTGATCTAGCATCTTCAAAGCTTTTAGCTACTAATGAAAATCCTCCTGCTTCAATTCCATGTAATTTAATTCTATCATATGGATTTTTTGGATCCAAAAATAAAGGTTCATTTCCACAAGCAATACTAATTTTATTCCAAAATTGAGAATTATCAGGTTTTAATAATTTTACTTTATTCCAAAATTGTGGATCATCTAATTCAATAACATTTGCAGCTAGTTCTTTTTCTAACTCAGATACTGCAGATCTTATTTCTCTAATTCTTGCAGATTTTTCATCTTCATTTAATAATCTAATTTCTGGAGAAAATTCATTTAAGCCAGTTAAATATCTTATTACTCCATTATTTTCTAAGCATGCTAATTGTTCATGATGAGTTACCCCATCAAATAAAGACATACCATAATCTTCTAAGCCCATATTAGAAGCACTTGAATCAAAAAAAGGTCTTATAGCTATTGGTGTTACTTTAGCTGTTCCTTTTCCGGTTTCTACCATTGTGAAATTTTCCATTTTGTTTGTTGGTTTTTAGTTATTATTATTATTATTGGTTAAGTTAAATTAAAATCAAAAAAAAGGAGGAGTTTCCCCCTCCTTGTTTATTATAGTGACTGGTTAGAAAGATCCACCAGTGATTGGGTTTCTCATAACAATCTTTAAAACTTTAGTTGGGTCTTTTACCCAAATAGCTGGCATTGTTTGAGACATCATTACACGGTATCCATTAAACTGTCCTGAAGACTGGAATCCTTGTGTACGGCCCATATAGTCCATAGTTCCATTTTGGTACCACCACTTTAATTGATTATCCCAAGACAACTTCAATAAGAAGATATTGTCATTAGTATTATCAGTGATATCAAAAATGATGAAGCTATAAGAAGATAATGGGAAACCATCAATGATTGGGTTTTCAATATCATTAGTATGAACATTATCAAATGCTGGATTAAGTACAAACTTAACATTTGCTAAGAAAGGTATTACATATGAAGTATATGCAAATCCAAAGTTCAAGTCCATTCCTTTTCCTGTGATAGCTCCTATGTCTGCAGCTTGAATTAATAAACCTGAAGAAACTGCTTCAGTTTTAATAGCTTCATTTACCATACGCATACCACCCATACCTGTTTGTACAACTAGTGAACGTTTTGGATCTGGACCTTGGAACTCAACTTTACCATTAAAGAAGTTATAGATTTCAGAACGGAATAGGTCAAGTGTAAAGTTATTCTTGTTATAGATTCTTTTGAAAGAGTTATCCAACTGCTTCCAAAGACCTACTGATAACCTTAAATCATCTGGACCATCCTGACGAACTCTACCACCTTGTCCCCACATTAAGTAAGTCTCAATGTCAGAAGCAATTTTAGATAAGTGTGCAGCTTCCATTCCAGTAAGGAAAGTTCTAGATAAGTCACCATTATCAAATGCTTTCTTAACTTTATCTTTACCCATTACTTTAACCATATCTTCTAAAGAAGAAATAGATGGATCAATTGATTTGTCAAATGTTCTCCAGATTTCAGTTACAGGAACTGTACCATCTGCATTCATTCCACCTTTAATCATTAAGTCAGCACGTGAAGATACTGAATAATGTACATGAGCTTCTGCTCCACCAACAAAGTTATAGAATTCACGGAATCCTGTTCTTGTTGTAATGTCAGAGAATCTTTCTCCATATTCCCCACGGGCAGAACCCTTACGGAATACTTTAGTACCATTAGCTAAATACTTATTATCTAGGTATTTGAAGTTATCATTGTTTACTAACTGTACAGTATAGATAAATCCATCACCTAAAGTAAGGATATCATCTGCTGTAATGTACATCTCAACACCATTGTATTTGTCATATGTGATAATATCACCATGTCCAAATTCTCTTCTGTTAAGTTTAATACGGAATGTTGCACCATCAATACCTTTAAATGTATTACTTGACTCAATGTCTTCAATAATGTATGGAAGGTCAATAGAAACCGGAGTCTGCCATTTGTACTCTCCACGAGCATTATCTACATTAATTACATTTTTCCCACCAAATGAGGACATTTGATAAAGAGGCATTTCTACCTTTTGGGACATAGCCCATAAATCCACTGGACCTAAGTCCATTGGTTCTGCGTCTTTTAGCATGTTCACCAAGTGGTAAGAATCCACATGGGAACTAGCTGCATAGGCTGTATCCCGGAGGAATATGCCATTGTTCATTACTGGAGTTGCCATTTTTTATTTTGTTTTTATTTGTTACTAATTAAAATTTCCTAAATATATTTCCAGTATTTCTAGGAATTGTTCTTTGAGGTTTGCTAGATCTTCTATCTTCCTGCTCATCATCACGGGCAGAAGGAGTATTTTTTCTAGATTCCTCTGTTTTCAACATTCTTACTGTTTTTTCAGTAGCTTCTTTGCTACCTTGTTCTCTTACTCTACCTTTATATCCGTCAGGATCTGAAAGTAACCAAAGAGCTTCAGCAATAAGATCATGTCTTGGTTCTACAAACTGATACTTTTCTAATAAGTGTCCTAACATATTTGTAGGTTTACCAGAAATTGATGGGTAGTTTGGTTGAACTAATCCTGAATAAAGTTGACTTTGTATTTTCTTATCAATTTTTATTCCACCTAACTCACCTGTTAAAAGTGTATTATATACATTATCTGTATAAGCTTTTGCTGCATGAGCTTGTTGTTCTTTTTTATGCTCTTGTTCTGCTAACTGTCTTGCAACTATCTCTTCTTGCATTCTATCCAATTTTGGTTTAAACTGGTTAGCTTTCTGTTCTAGTTTACCTAAGTCATTCCAATCTTGAACTTCAGATTCTATTTCTTCTGCTGTTCCAAAATTTGTAGCATATAAATATTGTCTTGCAATTTCAGCTTGATCATATTCATTTGAAGGATCTAATTGAATCATTTCTTCTACTTGTGCAAGTGTTCTAAATAATCCTTTTAAGTCTTGTCCTCCATCAGCTACATACTTAGCTGCAATTTGAAGTTCTTCTGGTAAAGAATTAAAAAATTCTTTTGGAACATTCTTTTTAATTTTGTCTTCCCTTTCTTGGAAGTTAGCCTCAAACAATTCTCTAAAGTCTTTAGTGCTATATTCTTCTAATGGTTTATCATCATCAAAAGCAACTAAAGCTCCTTCTTCAATCATTTTCTGTGCTAATTCATAAAGACCAGATTTATCAATCTTTGGTCTTCCTTTATTACCAGCATCTTCTTCTTGACTAATTAAACTATCAAGTTCTGCAATAGTCTCATCAACTTCTGCTTTCTTTTCTGCATCTTCTATTTTATTAGAAGGTCTTGCAGGGTTGTCAAGGAACGTTGTATCTACATTTTCTTTAGAAAACATAGATTTTGGTTTGTCTTCTTCATTACTTGGAAGCATTATATTTTCTGCTCCAGGAACTCCAAATAACTCATCAATATTTACATCTACTAGATCTACCGTTGTAGAATCTTTCACCTCTTTATTGAGGTCATTAATTTCTTTACTCATTTTGTTGGTTTTTGGTTATACTTCAATATACAAATTAAACTTGATAAATTTAAAATAGAAAAAGTAATTTTTTGTAATATATAGCTAAACTAGCTTTTCTTTTTCTTATCACTTCCTGAATCAAATTTATTTTTATTTATTCTTGCTATTTCAAGTTGTTTATCTGCAACTTCTTTTTGCATTTGTAACTTCTGTTGTTCAATACTCATTTTTTGAGATTGTCTTAAATTCTCATTAGATTGCTTATCTCTTGCTAATTCTGTTTGTTGTCTGTACTGTTCAGACTGTCTTATATCTTTCATTGAATCTTGATAATCAGACATTTCATTTTTGTCAACATCTGAAGCAGCACCATAACCAGCAGCTCTAATTTCAGCAACAGTAATATTATTTTGAAGTTGTTTATCTTGATTTTCAGCTTCAGCTTGGATCATCATCTGTTTTTGTTTTTCTTGAGAAGCTAATTGCTCCTGTTGTAACTGTTGTTGAGCCTGTTGTTCTTGTTGTTTTTGCTGTTGTGTTTTTTCTTCAGATGTTTTTAATACAGTATTAAGTTCAGCAATTGAATCAGACTGAACAATTTTACCAAGATCATATATACTAGCTCCTGCAGTATTATTTGTCATAGCCATTTGTTTAAGTTGTTCAAGAACTGCTCTATGATTTGCTGTTGTTGTACAAAAAATATTTAAGTCTCTCATTAATAGATCTGTTCCATTAATTTGAAAATTAACTTTTTCATCAGCACTTGTTATATAAGTAAGTCTTGATGATGGCTTTGTTGAATGATAATATTGAGCTAAATCAGTTCTCATTTGATGAACTCTTGGCATTAAGTAATCACAATGTTGAATAAAGAATACTTCTGTCTGTGCATAAGATGCAGCTGCTGCTTGTTCAACTCCAGTAGCAGTCATTTGAGATAATTGCTGACCCATCCTTTGAGGATTAACACCTATTACTTCATATGCTTGAGACTTAAAGTAGTTTGCTATTTGTATTCTTGACATTAATCTTTCTGTCTGAGATAGATCTAGTTTCTGAAAATGATTAAAGTTTAATGCATTCTCTGTATTTGTTATAGAGGTATCTAGAGGAAGCATACCAAAATTCTTCATAGCAACATATGCTTTAGATAAATTTCCTTTCCCCCAGTCTTCTCCTAAAGAATGCCTAGGAAGAGTGTTCTGGTCTAACATGATAATAGTTCCTAACTCATCTACTAATATATCAGCAATTTGGTTGTTTACTATGTTATATCCAATCTGGTATGGTTTCATTAAATCTAATAAAGCTGTTGACTTAGTATTTCTATCTGAAAAAACTGCACCTTCTACTGGTAACTTACAACCATATAATGTTGAATCTCCTTTAAATTGAAATTTTAAAGGACCTGTTTTATTTTTATCAATACCTATGTATATAGGAGTAAAGCCACCTGGATTATTCATACCCCAATATGATGGAATATTAGGACCTATTTTTACTCCACCCCATACTTCATTAATCCATATCCAATCAAGATGATCTCCATATATTATATTATCTTTTGTTTTATTTTTAAACAATCTATTATCATAAATAGGTTTATTTTCAACTACATAATCTTCTCCAACAATTTCATTAATAACTTCTCCATTTTCTGCTACACTGGTTAAGTGTCCAATTTTTCTTTGTGATTTCCAATATACTGTAGATACTCTTAATAAGAATTCTCCTCCTTCATCTAAATATTCATCACCTTGTAAAAGAATTTCAGAAATTACATCACTACCATTAATTGCATTGCTTCCCATAAAAGAAGTATATTGCCTCATTCCTAATGATGGCATATTAGTATTCCATTCATGAGATTTTGTACCATCATAAAAAGAACCATCATTTTGTATACCAGGAATATTGTATCCAGCAGCTCTAATTGGATAAATAGCTTCTAATGCTGATAATTGTTCTTCTGTCATTATATAACCATATCTATCAATAACATCCGATGCTGACATCATATCTGTTTTACCAACCCAATTAGATTGAGAAATATATCTTGAATCTGGTGATTTATGATAAAATGTAATAGCAGGATTCCAAAGTTCTACTTCATAATCATCTTCCATCATTCTGAAATGCCAAAACTCTCTGTCTGTAATAAGCATATCTCTGAATCCTCTTTCTTCTAATTCATCCATACCAAATCTTTCTACATCAACTTTATGTTGGTGTGTAGCCCATTCTTCTACCATAGATCTATAATCCTTTTTAAAGAATTGTTCTATCTCTGGTAATGATTTAAGATTTTCTGGAGATAATTGTTGTGCTGCTTCTTCAGATTGAGGATCTAAACCTTGTTCCATTAATGCAGCAGTTAGTTTTATTTGAGCATCAGCAAGTAATGTTTCTTCAACCATTACTCTTTTTTGTTCAATCATTTCATTATATGAAAATTCATCAATAGCCCTATAAGTAAGTTTAGTTGATCTTTTTGCAAATTCAGCAACAAGAACATTTATAACATTAGGTATTATTGGATAAAATTTTAATTCTAAAGCTGATGTATCTTCTTTAGTTAGTATTTCTACTACATCTCTATATTCATTATTTTCTTCAACAATATAATCTGATTTATCTATTATTCCTTTTGCTAGTTTATAATTTTTCATTAACCTTCTAGCATTTCTACGGATCTGTTTAAGTCCTTGTAATTCAATCCAATCTAAATTCCAAGCTGCCCATTCTTGAGTCTTATCCTTTTTAGGAATAAATTGTAAAGGTTGTGTAACAGTACCAAGTTTGTTCTGTTCAGTTTTAACTCCATTCTTTGCTTGTATTGCATTTATTATTTGCATGTTTTTTACTTTAAGTTTCTAAAAGCAGATTTATTAAATCCTCTACCTTTTGCAAGATTATTATTACCCATGTGACGAAACGGACTTCTATCTAATTTAAACAAATTTTCTGACTTTTGCAAGTTTTTTGCTGCATCATCCATAATTACTCTTTTTGCATAACCTCTATTAGATTGTTGTATTCTCATAAAAGCAACTAAAGCTGCAAAAGAAACTAATCTATCCACATTGACACCTGCTGCATATTCTCTCATTTCTGTTAATAACATAGGATCTGGTATTCTTTCTATGCCATATTTAGTTCTTACTATAGTACCATCTGTTTTAGTTTCAACATCTAATTCTTCTTTAGTATATTCTATAGCATAATTAAGAAGATGTTGTTTAAATAATGTACCAGTATTCTTCCAACCATACTCCTGAAATACATTAGCATTAGCACCTAAATCTTTTAAGAACATAATTTGACTTTTAGGTACTAAGAATCTTTGTTTCTTTCTAGATATCATATACTGGATAAATAAAGAAATATTATTTTCAATAACTGTCCATGCATTATACCATTCTATAATTAATTCTAATCTCTGGTGTGTTTTATTTAAATCATCAAATCTACCACACCAAGCTGCTACAATTTTATCTGGTTCTATGTAAGTTTCAGTTTCTGTTCCAGTTACTTTTGTAACTTCTACTGGAGCTTTCATTACATATATAGAACACAATGATTCTGATGTTGTTGTTTTTCCTTCAGATACAGGGTCAATTGAAGCATAATACTGTCCAAATGTTGGATCTTTAATAGGTCTTTCCCATACAACCAATACTCCTGTTTTATCTTCAGTTTTTTTAGTTATTGGAAATTCTTTAATAGGTTGTTTATTAGAAGGTTTGACTGTAGGCTTTCCATTTTCATCTGTAGAAATATCTAAAAATTCATATGAATATTCTTTTTCCTCAATTCTTCTTTGTTGTGCAGCTACAAGATGTGGAGGAAAAACAGATACAGATCTATGTGCAAATGCTTCTTCAATATTTCTTGGATGCTGAGATATTCTTAATTGGTAATCTTCTGGAGATAATTCATTTTTCCATTTAGCAAACTGTTCATCTAATGCCTTTAATGATTCTTCTACAAGTGAATTACCATAAATATCAATATGTGGTGGCATTGACCATTGTTCAGGAATAAATAAACCTGACAAACCTACAGTACCTTTAGAATCTATAAGATCAGTTTCAATAGCATAAATATCTTTTGATGTAGGATTAAGCATCATATCCTTTAATGGATTGCATTGTGATAAATCACCAACTGATCCTGCAGCAATAAACATTCCTGTAGTAGTTAAACCTGATCTCATAGCAGGTCTCATGTACTCATAAGTTTGATCCATCTTAGGAGCAATACCTGCTTCTTCATGAAAAAAATATTTTACTGGTCCACCTACACCATTTGTAGGATCTTTTTCAAAAGACATTCCCTGCATTGTACCTTTTAAACCAACTTCTGCTTTTCTATCTCCTTTTCTTACTTCAATCTTTTGTTGCCACATTAAAATTTTATCAGGAGACATTGGTCTATACCAAGCAGTATGTTCATTTAAAAATGCAGCATATTCTGATAAAAATTTCCATGAACCTTTCTCATTTATATAATCTTTAAGACTGGCCCCTATTTTAAGTGTAACTCCTGACTCAAACCAAAGCTGATTAAGTAACTTAGATATATGAAAGTAAGAAGATGCTATCTGACGTTTCTTTAAGATAGCAACATGTTTATAATTAAGTTCTGCAAGTAGTTCATATAGAGCCATATGATACTGAGCATCTCTAATTTTTGCAAAGTCAAACTTTTGTTGTTCTTTGTCAAAGATTGGTAAAAAGTTTAACCACATATAGTAGTCTCTTGTAATAAACCATTTCTTGGTATCCTTTATATAGAATACTCCTT